CCTGCGAGTGTTACTAAACCTGTTACAGGATCCATCTTCTATCTAGTGTTTTTATAGATTATCAGGGCGTATACGGGCCGTGGAATCCAAATCTCTCGTAATCACGCGGAAAACAAGTGTTGTCTGATGACTTATATTAATCAGGCGACCTGACGCTAAATTCGCTGTGCATAGCGTATTCAGGAATGTATTATTTGCAGAGTTGGCGAGTAAGCCAAAGGTATCAGGTTGTGTAAATCCAAGTGTAGGATCCTTCATCTTTGATCGTATAATAATGTAATTACAGTAACCAACAATGTTCGCACCATCATTATAATAAACAGAAGAACCTCCTGATGTTGTATATCCAACACCGACAACAAGATGTCCTTGACTACGTGTCAGATATTCAATAAGATCTGTTGCAGCAGCTGTATTACCTGAATACGATGGTTGGAATGCGAGACCACTCATCTGGATGCGATCGCCTTGGTTGATCAGGAAGCGATTAAACCAGGTCTTTGTCTGAATCCAGAGATAGTTTCCTGAGGTATCCGAATAACTTGTTCCTGTCACAACTCCATTAGACGTAGGGCAGTTTGTCATGTTGTAGGATGACTTGATACCACTAATATCGAGAGTGTCAAGAGTATCACTTACGAGATTTCCGTCGGGTCTCTCAATGCGAATGCTCAACTTCTGGAGTGTTGCAAGAGGTGTAGGAGCATAGACCTTCTGGCACTTCAAGAACTTAGGAATCATCGCCAAGAATCCACCCTTTGATGAGATGTTGTTATCAGACACCCAGTTAGCGTCATACTGGACAACACCAAAGGCCTGTTGGAGATTGTAGTCTGTTCCGTAGTTATTGTTGTCGAGCTCGGGGATTCGAATATTGAGATAAGGAAAACTCAAAATGTTTGTGTTGAGAGATGTGCCATAGCTCACCACGTTTGAAACAACAGAGCGAGTTTGAATAATATCAACACCCTCAATCGGCAGAATTGTCTTCACCAGTTCAATCCGAACAATATTCTTGAACTTGATTGCCGCTGTAGGGGCAAACGCAAAGCCGCTGCTGTTATTTGCAGGATCGAAGTTCACCGTGAAATTGTAGCGATTCTGTGTGGTGTTGCTAAACCAGTTTCTGTCAGCACTATATACATGGAGATTGAACTCATTTTCCTTGTAGGATAGGATATCCTCTTGTCTGATGAGGACATCCTGCTGCTTGATTCGAGAACGATCAGGATTGACAATCGTAGGATTTCCTGTCCCGAGGCCAGACGCTGACTCGATGAGTTCAAGGCTGGTGCCCTGACCTTGGCTTTGGCCCATCGGAGTTCCATCCAGAAGATCCTTCATAAACATGCGTCGAGGATCCGGGGACACGAAGCGTGAAGCCATTTCAGCGGCAGACTCCTGTTGATAGTTCGTGCGAGACTGTTCGCGTGTCGTTAAAATCATCTGCTCCATTTGGCTTGATTGACTTTTTGCATCCTGGAATGAAGTTTCCGCTTTCACGGTTCTTTGAATCAATGCCTCACTTCTCGCAGTCTCCTCTTCTCTCTGCTTCTTGATCTGCTCATAGATGCTGAGTGATGTGGGTCCGTCCGAGTCGAGAGGCACACGGAAATCAGGAGGAGGCGGCGGGGCGGCCTTTCCTTGATTTCGCTCATTCTGAAGCTGACTGAAGCGTGTTGAGACATCCTGTCTTGTATTATCCTGTTCTCTTTGATCTTCCTGTGGTTGCTGCACAGATGCAGAACGGTTAAGGTAAGAGATGAAATCGGGAACCACTGCTGACAGGACTTCCTTATTCTTTACCTGAATAGGGGCATCGGGAACTACCTCAGCCACCTGTGTCATATAATGACGAACAGTCTTCAGAAGACGTGTCTTCTGTTTTTCTGATAGATCAGACCCTAGACGACGCTGAAAGTCCTGATAGACAAGACGGTCAATCATTGACTCATTTTGAGGGCTCATAAAGTCATTCGAGGCTTTTTGAGCCAGCAAGTTGGCACCCGACATTCTAAATAGACGGTGTTTCTTTGTTTAGGTGGAAAACATACAATCTCGTAGTTCAAGCATTACAGAATCAGGCGGGGCCTTTCGTGTAAAGGGTCTAAATTCATCACCCATTAACATGCGAATAATAAAATACATCGAATACATGCCACATTCAGATCCTTTGAATTGAAAACGACGAGCATTGTAGGCAAGTTTCATTTTAGAATCCTGCGTCGTTAGCCATTTCATGAACTTTGCCACCTGTGATGGAGGTTCATATCCATAAGAGTCAAAGTAGTAACACTTATGTCTTACAAGATCAATGTAATTGGCGACCCAATGACTTCCATCTTTGAAGTGAGGATCTAGATTATAGATAATTCCGATTGATTTAATACCCTTCTTTTGTGCCTCTATGACTCTAAGACCACACATTTCCCGGATAAGACATTTTTTCGGACCACCACCCGTTTTATCATAAGGATCGGGAGCTGCAAAATCAATTGGAAAAGGACCCATAAATTCAAAATGGGTATTTGCCTCTTCAAATTGTTTCATCACTGCCTCGATATTAGTGGAGTCAAGCCACATATCGGGATCTTCCTTCCATTTCTCAGGCTTCACGGGTCTTAAGTATTGCTTCAGTAAATAGTCTTTTTCTGAATCAACCAAAGGCAATGCTTTTACGAAGGTGGCCTCTTGAGCAGCCTCTACACCGAGTTTCTCTTCGAGTTCTTTCCGCAGCTGTTTTCCTGTTGATTTGGTCACAAGATGGAGTTTTCCAGCAGCTCTCTTTAAAATAGATTCGGGAAGGCATCCAGCGGCGGGCCTTACATCACCGACACGCGGATGACATTGACAAGGACCAGGTGTATCTGTCCTCTTTTTGTTTTTGAGTTTGCGAGTCTTTGTCGCCATCTACTAGATGGCAACAGCAAAGAAATACAGTGAAGTTAATTATTGGAGATATATATTTACACCTTTACTGATTTTATTGATTGTAGCAGGTCTTTATTTGTTGTTTACACTTCCCGATGCACACACTCTTGACTATTCACAGGTCCTTTCCTATGGAAAAAATAACTGCAACATTGATGCTACAAAGTTATCACTATCTCCTTAGTAGAAGCAATGGCCCTTGACTTAACACGTTCTATACCTTATATTCTAACTTTCTTAGTGCTTGCCTCCGTTACAGGCAGTGTTGTCTATATCGGCATGTCCGCAGGAAATTCAGACTCACGAAATGAGCTCCAGAAGCACGTTGCCATTCTGACCACTGTTAATCTGTTGACCTCCATCTTTATGGGATTCTTGTTGTATTACTATGTGACTGCCAATCCATCTTCATTTATCCCGTTTACACTCTTCATTCTTTCATTTAACATGTTCCTTGGAATCATGTCAACAAGTATTGCGGTTTTACAGCAAATTGCGTAACTTACGGTTTGGAGCAATGATAGAGTGAAAAGATTCGATGTTGAACACGAAAACGTCCAGTCCATGATGAAGTTGAAGGATTTAGCTGAAAGGAGATTCCTTGGAGTCGCAACGCAACTCGAACACTGTCGCCTTTCTGAATGAGCCCGGCTACAACAAGACGTTTCCATTCACCCTCCTTCCAGATATGAAGTGAATGACGTTTCTCTTGAGTTTGAAGAGGACAATATAAATGCAGTGAATCATTCTCAAGAAATGGCTGAAAGAGGGCATGAATCATTTCTTTAGAACGATCTGAATCATTAAACCACTTTCGTTGATGGAGATAGACAGATGTTAGGAAACTTTCTTGAAGGGACAGGAGTTTTGCGTGAGTCTGTCCAGCCTCGGAAAGTCCGAGAACAAGTTTTCCCGACTGCGAATCATATTCTTTGATTGGCAGTGGTGGTAAAAGAAGATTAAGATGTTGGAGATGGAAAGGTCCATCCACATAGGATAAGGGTGTAATTGGCTTTGGCATTTTTTGTAGATCACCGACGCTTACTTTTTTGATTTCTAGTCGCTGGATTGGCACTGACCACTCCATTTCTATGGATTACTGCGTTTGTTTTAGACAGCCATTCGCATAGATAGCCTAAGATCAGTTTACCGAGACTGTGTATGGATTCACTGAATCTCTCGTTCAGAGGACAACCTGGATCAGGTAAAAAAAAGGCATGTCATGAAATGCTACAAAAGATTGCGACGCTGCGAGGAATACCTTTTTCAATTCAGACTCGTCAGTTTCACATGCAGGGAATTTCAAAGAACGATACGGGCCAGATTTCTACGACCGCCGACGATGATGGTGATGATGGAGGTTCAGAAAAGGATTGTTTTCCTTATGAGTTCTCACATATTCATATTGGATTTGATATTGCTCGTATGTCAATGCAAGACAAGATTTATTTGAAGCCGATTCTACAACGGTGGGGTCTAGGAAGCCAGGTATTAGCAGGCCAGCAGGGACGTGGATCACGAATTCTTGTTTTCTATCATGCTCATCTTTTCAGCACAGAATCCTGTTTTCTACTGCATTCACTGCTCGAGGACAGTCTAGGTGATATTTCAGTCTGGTTTACATCTGAACTTCCGGTCCCTTTGAGACTTGTTGATTATTTCATTGAGGTGCCGATTCGATCACCGACAAACCTCTTGGATTGTCGACCGACCACAGGCCCTAGTTGGCATCTTATTTTTCGTAATTTGATTACATCATGGTCTCAGAAGCCGTTTCCTAAGTTGAATGAAACGAACGAGATTCGTGCCTTTCTCTACGAGCTCCTAATGCGAAATCTTCGTTGGACTGACTGTGTTCATTATCTTCTTGATACGGTTCTCATGGCACCTATTGAAGAATCAAAGCGTAAGCAGATTCTTTCGATTTTGGCAAAACAGGAGGCGACATCGGCAGGTCAGACTATACCGAGTTATCGAATTCCCTTGTTGTGGGAGGCACTCTTTTTGGAAATGAGAGAAGCATTATCTACACAAATAGTAGATGGCTCTGGCTCCAGTGCCTTTACCTCTAGTTCTCAAAACACTGGTCGACTCAGTGAAGGCACTCTACGAGATGCCGAACCAGTCGTGGATTCAGGAAAAGCTAGATCCCAACGATCTGGAAACACTAAAAAAGGAGGCTCTCGAGCAAAGCCCATTTGATCCTCTTAAACTCCGTGCGACTTTGTGGTCAAAAGTTGTATCAGGTGAAGCAAAAATCGTCGCAAAATCTTGTATGAATGCGAAAGTGATCTATATTCAGGTAGGAAGAGTAGAGCCTCCATGGGAACTATGGGCTCGTCTTTTTCAGTGGCTTGGGCCTGCTCCTACTGGACAACGATGGAGACTTTTCTGGTTTCCTGCTCCAACTAAGCGTATTCTTCCTGCAGTAGGTCAAGAAGTTGGCCCCATGAATCTTAATGGTGGATATACATTTCCCTGTAAACATGATTCGATTGTTGTGTATCGTCTCGAGGAGGCAACACGTGTTTTAGTTCACGAGATTCTTCATGCGGCTTGTCTAGATCCTCCTGCGGATCTTCCTCTCAAAGAAGCAACGACGGAAACATGGGCTGAACTCTTT